CAGGGGTTGATCACCCCCACTGCCATAGCCACTTGCCACCATTCCGATCACGACTCTTTTGAAGATAGGGAGTTAGCAATCGGGTTAGGGCGCGATGAGCGCTATGGCTGTCGACATTAAATTATTTCGTTTAAACCGAGTCGCACTCGGAATTGCTAGTGCTTCGGTTCTCACGTTTGTAGTGCATAGGAACGCTAGGGCAATAATGTCCTGGATTGTGCACTACACCGCACAGAAAATCCCATTGGGTGTCGACACTGTGCGCCAGCAATTCAATGACCTTGTGCTGATCACGAGTAAACCCGTAGATCACCACACTCATGGTACATCTGCTGCAAATCGTAGTGATGGCTCTTTGTTCATTGACCGATTGGGTGCAATGACTGGGCTAACACCCTTTTACAGTCAGATGTCAAAAGCAGATGTCAGGAATTCGAGGTCTGGCTCACGCACATACTACTGGGCAAAGGATCTAGGTGTGCAGCCTTTGGCTGCTGCATGTACTAGTAAACATTTGTTGGCAATGGTCGACGTAGACTATTACGTTGATATGCCTAATTTACTAAATACTGCACCGTTGGCACCTATTATCATGTATACTTTACAGCCCAAAAGCGTGGCTAGGAAGACGGAGAATTACTGCTATACCTTCAACCAGAAAGATGAGCTTGTATATCAAGTCACTGGGGGAGCCACCTATATCCACAAAGTGTGGGATTATAATACAGATAATCTCATCACTACATGGTGGTGGTATGGTATACCTATTCGGACAACCGCGTACTTAATTGATCATAGATCTATGGATCAGGACCACGATATGGTCCTGTTAACCCCACTTGCGCGTTGGGGCCTGATCGGTGGGATATTTGCACGGATGTTACAAGGTTCTGCTCTTGGCCAATATCATGTTGTGGTAGGCGAGTTTACGCGTTTGATAACGCACACAAAGACTGACTTATCTGTTCATACTGGTAAGACACTAGGCTATGCTGTATCAACCACTAGTTTAGAGATTGATGACGCTATTGCAAGTATAGCTAGAACTAGTAAATATGATTTAACATTACCTCAAGTGTTGGGGTACAATGATGGTGATCGGATTGGTGGTACTGTATTATTAGAGTACCATAAATCCAAGATCCGATACAAACCCACTGTTGTATTCCCAGTAGAACAGGGTGTTCGTAGCTACCAATACTACGAGCTGGGATATGATCCCGACGCCAAGCCGTCGATGGTAGCATTTATGAACCCAGTCCTTCATGGCTGTTTTGCCCCTAAGTTATCTCTCGCCAATGAGCGAGTCTGTGTCAATAAGAGGATAAAGGAGATAGCTAGTCCTCATATTGAGATGACTACACTGCTCAATAGGCTCATGAATGAGTTCTTGGAACTCATGATCCCAGAGCAGTTTGTCTTAGATCCCGTTGACATGGATGAGATATTCGAGAGACAATCTAGGCCAACGCAAAGAGCCATCATCTACCATGCCTTATATGAGAAACCAAGACGTCTTGTTAAGATGTTCTTGAAGCGGGAAGCTTATCAGAACATAAAAGATCCGAGGCCGATTTCGACAATTAATGGCCCGGACAAGATAAATTATTCTCTATACCTTTACGCGTTCTCTAACATTGTTCGCAAACAATCTTGGTATGCATTTGGTCGCACCCCTCTTTCAATCGCACAGCGAGTTGGAGAGATATGCAGTAAAGCCTCATCGGTTAGTAAAACCGATTTCTCACGTATGGATGGGAGGGTTGCGGATATTGTTAGGGAATTCGAACAAAGGGCTATGATGCGAGCATTTAGGCAGATGTATCATAGAGACATGCTTGAGGCCATGCGGTCACAGTATTGCCAGAAAGGTGTGAGTACTTTGGGTATCAAGTATGATACAGAGTTCGCACGCCTTTCAGGCAGTCCAGAAACTGCAGACTTCAACTCCCTATTATCAGCCTTCACAGGATATGGAGCGCTGAGGACCCATCGAGTTAAAGGAAGATTCTTATCACCACGTGAGGCATATGATGGATTAGGCCTCTACGGAGGGGATGATGGGTTCACTGGGGATGTAGATGTTGGCGCGTACAAGAGAATGGCTACATCTCTTGGGCAAGTACTTGAGATAGAGAAAGTAGAACGTGGCAGATTTGGAGTAGATTTCTTGGCACGTGTGTATGGTCCAAATATATGGTTTGGGGACATAAATAGTGTGTGTGACTTACCCCGCACTTTGTCAAAATTCCATGCCACGCCAGCACTACCACCAAATGTCACGCCGAAGATGAAATTCATGGAGAAAATCACAGCACTCAGTTTCACTGATAGACATACACCAATCATTGAAGAGATGGTTCTTAAGGCACAGGAGATTGAACCCAATTATACATATGGTAACATATTGAGTATTTGGGGTTCAACTACTGCAAGGAATGAGCAATATCCGAACGACCCATCCGATTGGATGTATGATTATGCCGTATCGGTGTTACCAGAGATGTGTTACCGTGATTATTTTAACTATATCTCAGGATGTAAGACCATAGAAGAAATTCTTTGTATACCAACGTTTAATCCGCCAGTCCAGGCTAAGGCTGACTCCACCGTAATTGTAGATGATGAGATAATTGGAGGATATGATGGACTGAAGAAGATCCCTCTGCGACGGAAGCAGAGAAAACGAAATAGGACTAAACGTAAGGTCTAGTCGAGCCTAAGGCTCGCCACGCAATGACGGTGTGCTTGGACACCGTGCGATTTTAGAGTTTTCCTAGCATTGCGTGGGCTTAAAATCGCCATCCAACAACTCACTAGAATGCCAGGCAGGAAAAGACCGTCGAAACAGAAACAGAAGAAACAGAAACAACGGCCAAAACCTGTCCCACATGTTGTGCCAGTTGTTCCTCGTCCTCCACCTGTTGTCCACCGTAGCATCGGCGATAATATTGCTGATGTCGTTGGTGGCGGAGCAAAATGGCTATTCAACAAGATCACAGGATTTGGAGATTACACGATCAGGAGAAACACCCTGCTCGGGCCAGGTAATCAACCTGTGATGTTTTCGAATAGTGACAAGTTTGAAGTTCGCAAAAGAGAAATGTGTTTTGACCTTTCGGCCACTACAACATTTAGTAACAACAAGTATGACATTACTCCCTCAAATACTGTCTTGTTTCCATGGCTATCTTTGATCGCTAGTGGATTCCAACAATACAGATTTCGGGGTCTAGTTTTTCACTACAAGGCAACTTCGAGTGACGCTTTGAATAGCACAAATACTACCCTATGTGAGGTCATGATGGCAACGAATTATGATTGTGCCCAACCAGCTTATAATGATAAGGTTGGGCTGCTTAACTCGTATTGGAGCAACAACTCCAAGTCATCGTTGGACTTCTTTCATGGGATTGAGTGTGACCCCAGGGCTAATGTATTAGCAAACGGGCTCCTAACTGGAGTCCCACCTGTTGGAGCGGACAAACATTTGTACCATCTCGGTTGCCTCAATGTAGCCACAGACCAAGCCCAAAATACAAATAAGGTGGGTGAGATCTGGGTTACGTATGATGCGGAGTTCCAGAAACCTATTACTGGTAATGGAGCATACACGTCAATTGTGCATTTCACAGCAAGCGCCGGTATCGATAACACGAACTGGTTTGGCACAAACGCTACCCTTGTGTCCGGCGGGTTGAAAGTTACTATTTCAAATACAACTCTTACTTTCAATGAAACCGGAACATTTCTCGTGATATACGCGAGGCAGGGCAATGCTACTGCCACTTGGACTGCTTTGACACCTAGCTTTGGAGCAGGTGCAGCAGCCTACAATACCATGTTCGCTACCTCGAAGCCGAACATCCCCATTGCCACCCAGACATCAACTGGTGGCACACTATCAAGTATCAACTGTTTGTCAGGGGTTACAATTAGTGCAGTCGGCGCAACAATGACTTATGCTGCCGGCACGGGACCGACTTCGAGCGGGAATATGGACGTGATAGTTGTAAAACTATTTACTGGCTATTCATTTGCCAGCACGGACCGTATCTCGGAGCTGCAAAAGCAGATCGACCGCTTGTCCTCCCTTATGAACATATGTTCTGAAGAAGAAGAGGATTACAAAGAGGAGCCGCTGTCACAATCAGTGATTGACCTCGCCAAATCAATCAAAGCAGCGCATATAAAGTGAGCTTCCAAGTTCTAAAATCGTGTATGGACATGCACGTTAAATCAAACCCATCTGGTC